TCGACCACGGTATGCCCGGGGGTTGCGAGCGCTGAATCAATCCGGTTCTTTACCTCCTGCCACAGGTTATGCAGGGTTCGCGTTTTGTTGCCGAGGTCGTCGATCTGCTGGCCCTGGCCGTTGAACGCTTGCGGGCCGGCCTGAACGGTCTGCAAGTAAGACTCGGCGGCCGCCTTAAGTTCGGCCCACTTGCGGGTACCGCCGGCGTCGAACGCGAGTTGCTCGGCCTGCCCGGTCTGCCCGGTGCGCTGGTAATAGTCCAGCGATCGAGTCAGGTTCTCTAGAAATGTTGGGAAATCCTGGCCGGTCGTTTTCGCGGCTTTCATCGATGCCTCGAGGCCGCCGATCGCGCGTTGCGCGCCCGCCGGACCCATCCGCGACTCGAGCTCAGCGAGCAGATGCGCGGACTGATCGAAATTCAGGTTCGCCTCCGACAGCGTCGAACTGAACGTCGACACGCCTTGGACGAGGGACTGTAGCGGCACGTCGAATTGGCGGGCGCTGTTAGTCAGCGAGGCGAGCGAGTTGTCGGCCTGATCGCCGGCGACCCGGAATTGCAGGAACGCGGCCGCGAGCTGGCCCGTATCGAGCTGCCCGAACCGGTCGCGCAGCGTCTCGACGTGGCGCGTCAGCTGATCTAGCGCCCCCCCCGCTTCTAGGCCGAGGCGCTGCGCCAACATTCCCATATCGTCGCCCACCTTGTTAGCGGTGGTATCTAGCGTCGCGACGAGCGCGTCAGCGTGCGACTTGAGCCCCTCGAGGGCTTCGCCGCTGGCGTTGGTATGGACCTCGATCGAGCGGTTGATTTCCTCGAATCCCTCGCCCACTTCCAGCGCGAGCGCGGTCATAGCCCCGCCAACCGCGAACGTTGCCGACAAACCGACCCTGATAGCCTCGCCCATCGCGGAGCCGAGGCGCTCGCCGAGGAGCTGCCCTACCTCTTCAGGTCCGGCGGTGCCCGCAAGCGCCTCAGCCATATTCAACTCGCCGAGCGAGGTATGCAGACCCTCGACCATCCGTCGGCCGGATTCGATGCCTATGTTGAGGAACTCGGCCTCGGCAGCCCCCGAGGCCAGCGCTACGGATCGCTCGTCTAGGTGTGTGAGGATGTCGAGGACGATCGCCACGCTGTTACCGCCTAACTAAGGTCGACCATTGCGAACAGTCCCTCGGTCATTTCCTCCCGCACGTCATCCTTTTCAGCCATGATCCGTAGCCGGCTAGGTAGCAGGAACAATTGAGACCCGTACTCGTCTGAATTTACCTGCTGAACATACGTCGACCGCAGAACGGCGAGCTCGTTTGCCGCTTGAAATAACGCCTTTTGATAATCGGGCGGGTCGCCGAGACGCTGCGCCGTCTTAAGCCGGCCGTTCTCGTCCATGAAATCGGCGAGCTCGAGCAGCTCGTAACTGCTCAGCTTGCCGCGATGCCAGTCCGCTATGCGGATTCGGTGAAACTGTGACAGGTCCGAGGCGAGCTCACCCGGATACTGTCTCCACATTGCTTGCGCCCGCGGAAGGTACGGGTCGAAACGTCTCCCGGGCGGCCACGTCGATTCCCTGTTGGTTCCAGATACGCCAGACGTCGGCAGCGGATTTCTTGGCGGCGCGCAGCCGCGCGTAGTCCTTTTCGCCGAGCGCGATCTGAACGACCTTCACTGAATGCGGCGGCGTGATGAGCTCGGGCTTGCCGTCGGAGCCGGTCCGCTGATAGGGGACGATCAGGGCGCCGCGTTTCGTCTCGGCCGGAATGACGATCCCGTTATCTAGCTTCTGCTCGGGAATGTAGATATCGGGGTGCCGGTCGTAGGTGTTGTTCGCCTCGAACAGCAGTTTCTCGTATTCGGCCTGGGCGTCGTCGTCGAGCATTCTCAGATTAGGGTGAGGCGGAACGGTCAGCTTTTGACCGTTACCGAGGTCGAGTTCGTGCTGAGAAAAGACGCTCTCGTAGGCGTCGGCCTGCGCGCGGGCCCTCACGACTGCGCCGGAACGATCCGGGGCGACAGGTGCGGGGGTGTCCTCGGCTTCAGCGGCGTCAGTGTCGGCGTCATGCTCGGCTGCGACGGTCATGGTGTTACCTTTCGGCTGTTTCGGCTGTTGGCTGTTGAATTGTGAGGCCCGCCGAGCGACCGACAGCCGAGACGACCGCGCGGCGGGCCAGTTCTAGTACCAGTAACGGCGCCCCGCCACAGGGCGGCCGATACCGCCCAGCAGCCAGAGCACGGCGCCGACCACCAGCAGGATAATTCCGAGCGTGACGAGGATCGGGACCGCGAGGAAATGACCTAGCAGCAGCAGGACGAGTCCGAGGATCAGCATTAGGTCAGGACCGTGATCGCGTTCGACTGCGTCGAGGACGCGGCCACGCCGTTCGTCCCGGTCGCAGTGACCGTGAACCGATCCGACTGCGCCGCAGTCAAACCGGATACGGCGATTGTGGTCTGCCCCGTCGTCGGCGAGTTCGGGGTGACGGAATCGACGTGCAACGTCGCCTCGGCCGGCGTGGATGCCACGGTCAGCGTGTACGGCGCGGCGCCCCCGGTCGGGCTCGGCAACACAATGTGAGCAAGCTTGCCCGCGATCGCCGTCGCAGCCGGCGAGACACCCGGGAATGCCGGGGTTCCGCCGATCGCGACCCATCCGTCGCCGAACGTCCACTCGGAGTAGAACGCCGGAACGAGGACACCCGAGGTCGGGTTCGCCGGGTCGAGGTCGACGTGATACGAGTCCGGCAGCGCCATGAACTGCATCGATGCGGCGTCGGCGTCCGTCTTGCTGCGCCGGAAATTACCGATATCGACGAGGTTCGCCAGCGGGTAACCCTCGCAGGTGTAAATCATTTTGCCGGCCTTGCGGCGGCCAAAGAAAAGCAACAGCTGACGCGGAATGAAATCGGCGTCCGTCGGCTTGGACAGCACGAACGGAACCTGTCCCGGGTCCTCCACAATCGGGTTGCCCGAGTCGTCCGAGAGCGGAAGGTTCATCCGCAGCCGCCGCATGAGCGGCTTAAGGGTTTCGACGCCGGTAAATTGCAGCGTCATTCCCTCGCTGGTCAGGTCGGAGTCGAACGGCATAGTCGACTGCAAGATCATTTGCTCGTCGTGCCGGACGTTCGGGCGCCGCTCGGGGCCGCCGCGGTCCTCGAATGCGCCAATCAGCCAGAACCCGAGGTTCGGGTTAGGGTTCTGAACCCACTGCCCATTGACGCGGACCGACGCGAACAGGTCAGCGCGCAGCTGCCCATCTTGGGCGGCCGGACTGAAATACGGGATCGGCGCCCCGCCGGTCAAACTCGCCTGATACGGCGCTATCGATGTAGCCTGCCCGCGATTGTCGCGGATCGCGACCGCCGCCAGCGCGCCGCGGGTAAAGAATCGGTTGTCGACAGCGGAGAAACCACCATCGCGCCATGTAGTCCCCACTTCGGGGGCGGTTGGGCTCGTCACTTTGTGGTCTCCCTCTCGTGTCTAACCATTATGAAACGTAGCTTAGGCCGAGTGAATAACGTCCGACCTTGCGTAATATCTGCGTGTCCTCGTAGGGATGCCAGCGAGGCGTTTGGAAAACGGACAGCGAATCTATGCTTGCCAAACGCCCGTCTTTTAGGGTAATCGGCTCTAGGTATCTGCCGAGTAACAACATGCGGCGGTGAGTCAGGCGGCTTTCATTCTTCGCCGCCACGAATCCGGCCGACCGCGCACACAGAGTGTGAACGCTGACGACCGGGTCGGCCGTGCCGATATCGAGGTCCTCGTCGCCAGTGATAAGAGTTACCAGCGTCATCGGTAGCGGGTCGCTGGCTTGCCGGGCGATCGCGGCATACCGAAGTGGTTGCATCCATGCGACGACGAGTTCCTCGGCCATATCGCCATCGGGCGGGGACTCGTCGTCGGACAGGATGTCCACATTCGGGTTAGTCACTGTGTCGGGTCGTCCCCTCGGTCGTCGTCGTTCTCGTCGCTCGCTGAGCCCTCGCCGCCGCCTCGTAGATCGCCGCCGAAATGCTTAGCCGTCTGCGCGAACGTCCCGAACTCGTGCATATAGCGCGTCCCGTATTCGAGGAACCGGGCGTAGTCGACGTCGGAGACCAGCTTGTATGCCGGCATCCCGTCAACGTCCGGGGCCTTTTCCGAATGGATCGAGTCCCGGAATTCCTCCGGTGTGGCGGCGTGGCCGGCCCGGACGAGGTCGGTCAGAACGGGCGCGATGCTTTGGGCGTAGGCGACTGCCTTTTCGGCGGTTTCCCTCGCGGATTTCGCGGCCTTTTCCCGCTCGGCTGCCACGCCGGCGCGAATTTCGGCCTCGATCTGCCGGTATAGGTCAGTTGCCATCGGGCTCGCTAGGCTCGGGCGCGCCGCGGCGCCGCGACGCTTTAGCCGGCTCGGGGTCGGCGGGCTGGTCGGGCACTGGCTGCTCGACAGGAACAGGGACCACGGAGGCCGGCGGCGTGGGCTGCGCGTTCGGGTCGTCGACGCGGCGCAACAGCTCCGGACCAAAGGCCGCGGCGGCCTCGTCGTCGAGCTCGACAACGTCGCCGTGTGCCGTGTGGAATTGCCAGACGTCGCCGACCTGAACAGCGAGCGGCAGCGGCGCCTCGTCGGTGATCTGATATAAACCCATGACCTTCGTTCCTCTCTAACCGATTTCCTGTTTCTCCGACAATATTGTCACCTTGAACGGCTGACCGTTGCCGTCGGGAAACACTTGGATACCGCCGATTATCTGAAACAACGCACCGTTAACCCGAATCACGTCCGCGGCCTTAGCCGCCAGTACCGCCGGATCGGGCGGCGCCGTGGTCTGCCACCAGTTCGTTGCAACCGCGACGTTAACCTCGGTCTGCTGCTCGTTCCGCGCCTCGCGGCTACCCTGCCCGCTCGGCGACATCGGCCGGTGACGGCAGCCATAGACGTCGGTCCCCGGGGTGTCGAGGTTAACCCCGGTCAGCGTGCGCGTGCCGAGCTCGTCCTGCTCGCCGACCGCCCCGACCGGGACGAACGTCACCATCTGATTTCCGAACCGGTTACTCACGCGAACATTCCGCTACCCATAATGGAAAACTGCTGCAAGATCGCATTATTTTCCGGCAGGACGGCCGACTGTAGCCATTGGCCGTGCCAGTCGTCGACGACCTTCCCTACCTGAGCGGAGTCGGCGCGGCCGACGGACTTGACCGAGTCGAGGTCGTCGACCATGTCGAGAATCGCCTGCCGCCAGTCCGCGGCGTTGCCGGCGGTCTCGTCGGCCAGCGGGTCGAAACCGTGCTTCATCGTGACCGTAATACTGGCCGGGCGCCGCGACCACGTTCCGCCGCAGCGGTACAACTTGACGCCGACCGGCGACGGCTGATTCGGGTCCTGAACGCCTAGCTTGACGTCGGTTGTCGGATCGAGGGTGACGCCGTCGCTCGTGACCGCGGTTATCTCCCATACGTATTGCGTGGGCAGAATCAGCTCAGTCGAGCAGCCGTAGAGACTCCACGGGCCGTTCAGCGTTACCGTGTGATTAGCTTTGACCGGCGCGACATGCCATCCGCACGCCCGGCGCGCCGCCACGAGGACCGCGTTCAGCATTCGCAGCGTCTCGTCGTCGTCCTGCGACAGCCGACCCTTTGTGTACTGGTCGACGTCCTCGGGCGTGAGCTCGCCGAGCAGCGGTGCGGTCATACCTCAGACCCTAACCGCCGGCCGAACGCCGGCTAGTGCAGGCGAACCCATCGCAGGGTCGACCCGTCGGACGCCTGACCACCTACAGATGCCGGCGCCGTGGGTTCGGTCGCGGCCGACGTGCCCGCGACCGAACATTGCAGGATCGCGCCTGACGTGCTGCGGATCGTTTGCCCGACCGTGTAGGCATGCGCGGTAATCCACCCGGACGGGTTGGAAAACCCAAGGTTCCGGCCGACGAAATCCTTATCGCCAGCAATGACCTTTCGACCGAGGAAATCCGTCGCTTGCGAGGTCCCTGGCGTGGCGTTCACTAGCCAGCGGCCGAGGAAATCTTGCAGCTTCGTGGTCGTCGTGGTGGGCATCGCAGGCTACTTGCCCTTGACGTCCGTCGAGCGGATGCTCGCCGCGCCGCCAGTGCTCGCGGGCGCCTTGTTCGACGCCGGCTGTACCGGCTGGTCCTCGTCGGAACCGCTGACCAGCAGGTCCGGGTCGGCGCCGACGCCCGCGCGCGGCTTGCCTGTCTTAGTGAGGGAATCGTGCAGGATGCTGCCGACTGCCTCGCCGTTACGAACGATCATTTTTCCCTACCTCCGATTTTTCGGTGGTCCCGCCGGCGCCTTGTGAGCCCCGGCGGGTTCCCCTGTCCGAGAGTTGCTGACTAGGTCTTGGTCAGCGGGACAATTCCGCCGTCGATGATCTTCAACGGTGCGAAGTACCCGGCGTAGGCGACCTGTAGTCCCAACACGCTCGGTTCGACGATCTGCAACGTGCCGACCCTCTGCTCGTAGCATTCGAGCGCGGCCGTCGAGTACAGGAACGCCTCGCCGGTCGTCAGACCCGCCGACATGAGGGTCTCGACACCCGAGATAACGCCCATCTGCCCTTGACCGAACCGGTTGGCCTCGAATCCCTGGCCGAACTGGTTGAACGGGCCGTAAGGCGCGAACAGTTGCGCGAATACCGGCAGCACGTCGGGCGCGCAAGCGATCTTGAGCATTCCCTGACCGCGGGTCGCCTGGTATACCTGCGCGACCGCAGCCCATACCGCGGCGTTGACGCTGTTCGCCGTCGGCGTGGTGCCGTATCCGATCGCCGTGGTTGACGTGGACGCCAGTGCGGCCGCCTGAACCGCCTCGGTCTCGATCGAGTATTCCGCGGCGAGGTCATTGATGACCGCGTCGAGGACACCCGGCTGAGAGAAGTCGATCGACTGCCGCGAGATGTTGACGTAACCGCCGTAGGTGTTCGCCGTCACGTTCAGTCGCTCGATCTTGAGTTTCTGACTCACCAGCTCCGACTTTTCGTCGGCAGCCAGACCGGCGGTGCCCTGCGGTCCGACAGCGGTGTGCTGTAGGACGTGGGGGCGGTGGAACGTCTCGTATTGCAGCGGCTTGACACCGAGCGAGTTCACAATCGGGCGGGCCGCATCGATGAAATTGATGATCGGCCCGACGATCGGGTCGGGGATGACGCCGGCCTCGTCGGTGGTTCGCATGTGGTCGGCCGCGCGCTGGTAGACGTCGAGGCGTTCCATTGCCTCGCGGTTACCGGACTGCGCCCGCCACAGATCGAGGGCATATTCGCCGGCCGACCGGTATTCGACGGCGGGACGCTCGACGCCGCGGCGCATGGTCGAGATTGAGTCGCCGATCTGGCGGGCGCGCTGCTCGGTCTCGAAAGTCACCCGCGACACGTCCTGAACGGTCTCGAGTTGCTTTTGGATCGACTCCATACGGCCGCGCGTCTCGGCGATCAGGTCCCGTTCGCTGTCGTCGAGGTCGCGGTTCGCGTTCTGAGCGCGCTGAACGATCTCGGCGACGAACGTCCTTTTCTCGCGGAGCTCGTTTTGCATCCGGGTAATGAATTCGTCGGGGGCGCCGACGTTGGTCCCTGGCATGGTTTCCCCTATGAGAGTGAGTAACTGTGTTAACCGTTAGCCCTCTCGGCCAGCGAACAGTCCTCTCGACCAGCGAACGCCCTCTCAGCGTTTTGTAGCCCTCTCGGCCAGCGAAGCTAGTTACCTAGCCTTTCATCCGCCCATTTAAACACGGGATCATTGAGAATTTCATCTAGCAACGGGGTTTTTACCGGCGCGAGTTCCCTCATTCCGGCCGCAGAGTCGGCGCGAACCGCCACAATTCGTGCGCCGTCGTAGGCCGGCTGCGGCACGAATGACAGGTGATCGAGGAATGCGCGGTTAATCCGGCGCGTCATGCTCGACCGGTTCAGCGTGTGGTCGCCGCCGCGCGCCAGGAACCCGACGCTCGGCGACAGCGCCCGGTCGTCGGCGAGTTGCAGCGTTTCGTCGCCGGCGGGAATCTTGCTGATCTTCACGTCGCACAGCAGGCCCTCGGGGTGGGAAGGGTCGGCGCCGACAACCTTCCCGACGAGTTTTGCGTCCTGGTGATCGAATGACGGGTAAGTCAGCTTCGCCGACGCCGGAATGCGACGCTGGCGGGTATCAATCCCATTGAACGCGGCCCGGGAAAACACTTCGTGCCACAGTTCGCCGCGGTACTCGACCGGGGTTTCCTGCTCGTAAGGGACCGCGATAACGGAGATGATCCGGTTCGGCCAGTCGACGCCGGCCAAACTCGCCGACCGTTCCTCGACGACGCCGCGAATGATGGGATCGGTTTCGCCAGCCTCTAGGTCCTCGATCGGGTGCTCTGACATGGTTCCTAGTCTCCCTCGGTTGCCGGCAATGCTGGCGTTTGCGCGGGTGGCGCCGTCGTGTTGTCGGGCCGGTCCGGTTCCTCGGGTTGCATTGTTCCCGAGACTTCGGCGCCGGTCAGTTGTTCGACTCCATACTCGCCGTTGAAACGCTCCATAGCCCGGATTTCCGGCGCTGTCAGGACGTTCATTTGATAGAAAATCTGGTACGCCTGCGCCCGCTCGAGCATTCCGGGCCGCGAATACTCAGCTCGGTTCTGCTCGATACTCGTGCCCCGAGGTAGCAGCCAATTCGACATGGCTTGAAACACTGCGGTTGATTTCGGGTTCAGCGATGCCCGCTCGTGAAAGTCGAACAGATTCGACGTGTTCGCATACGTCATTGATTCGCCCTGCGCCGAGGGTAGCCCGACGAGGAACGGCGGTACGCCGAGCGCGACCGCAATCCTGGCCTCCGTGAATTGCGACAGTTCGAGCAGCGTCATGTCGCGGGCCGACATGCTCAGCGCTTGCTTAAGCTGCGCGCCACCCGACGCGACCGCCGGCTGCCCGGCGTGTTTCTGCCGCGACTTCACCCATACCTCGAGCATGTCGTCGGCCTGCGTTTGTGTCAGCGACTTAGCGACCTCCAGCCAGTAGAGCGGGGTTCCGCCGGTCTCGGCGATCCGCTCCGCATACTTTTGCAGCAGTCCGGCCGTCGTCATTCGCGCGCCGGCTGCCTCGAGAGGGCCGTGCCCGTGCGCGTCCGCCGTGTTGCTGATATACCGCAGATGCAGGACCTCGTCGGTCACGTCGAGCGATCCGAGGTTGTAGTGCCGTTTGCCGCCGCGGAGTTCGATATTCATAAGCCACGGCGGGACGACGCGGAACCGGATCGGGTAGTCGCCGCTATGAGCCATTGGGATAACGAACGCCTCGCCGAGCTGGTAATCCCAAAACAGTTGCTTAGCGAACTCGACCCACGAGTTGTAGATGCTCGGATCGGGGTTCGACAGATAGGTTGCGGGCGGCAGAATCTTGCCGTTTTTCAGCAGATACGGCGGAAATGAGGCCAAAACGCTCGCATTTAGGTCGATACAGGTCCAAGCGATGTCGATGAGCTTCGCCAGACCCATAGACGCGTTCGGGGACTGAAATCCTGGTGTCGACCACGTCGACGGCCAGCCGTTCCACGGCGACGGAACAAGGGCCGGCAGGACGCCGCCGAAAGCGCGGTCATCTCCTCCGACGAGTTCGACTCCGTCCGGATCGCCAGTCGCGGCCGCCGGACCGACGTCGCTCGTCGCGTTCGTGTTCGCCGTCTCACCCGAGAAATTCGGGCGTTCGCCGAACATTTTCGACCAAAACGCCATAGGTCCTAATCCTCAGTACATAGCCGGCATTGGGTCATCCTGCAATTGCCACCTATGGAACGCGGCGGCAACCGCCCGCACTTCGGGGGCCGTACCATCCTCCCACGTTAACCCGCTCGCTGAGCGACGCGTCCGCGCCTTAGAAACCGCGCCGTCGAGCTCGACCTGCCCGACATGGATCAATTGCGGCGACTCCGGGTCCCTTTCGTTCACTGATTTCCGGATCGCCGAGCAGGAGGCGGCGACCTCGACACCCGAGAAATTGCGGTATTCGACGCCGAGCTCGGTCAGGTCGCCGGCAATGCCGCGCGCCTCGCCCGGCATAAGGTCCACTTCCGCGATGTCATGCGCTGCCACCAGCTCGGCCACCTTCGCCGCTACCCAATTCGTCCCGGTCCCACAATGGCACATTACGAGCGTTTTCCCGTCAACGTCACCTGCCACGCCAACGACGGATGCGGTTTGGAACTCGGCGACGTCGACCACCAGGACCGCGCGGGCCGGCGCCGGCGCCTCGGCGTCCTCGAGGGTCGACCAGTTCGTGACGCTGAGCGCCGTCGAACCGATTTTCGGCCAGATTCCCATAGCCTCACGGCGGAACCCGTCCGGCGTCAGCTTGCGGCGTAGCCGGGCGATCGCGTCATCCGAGGTCCAATGCGGGTAGCTGGCGTTCATCTTCAACCATTGCTCGCGGTCGTCGAGCTCGGCGTCGTCGTCGGCGCCCATCTCAATCCACCCAAGGTCGGTCGACAGACCCGACAGCGCCTCGGTCCGCATCCGCTCGAAAACCTCGCACGCATCACCCGGTTTTGGCGGGGTTCCGATATAGGCGTGCAAACCGAGTTTCGACCGGTTCATCGCGGCCAGCATGTCCTCGAGCGCCTTGTCGGAGAGAATCTGCGCCTCGTCGAAAATCTCGCCGTCGACATTCGGGATACCGCGGCCGAACCCGTGCTCGCGGGCCCCGAATAATATTCGCGAACCGGACGTGAACACGACCTGCTCGTCGCCGCTGCCCGTGTAGACCTTCCGAATGAACGGCGCCACGCGCGGCCGCTCGCAAAACGCCCGCATCGCCAGGAACGTTTCGCCGTGCGTCGTCCCGTGGTGCGCCGTCCACAATGTGAGCGTGTCAGGCCGGATGATCGACAGCCCGAACAGGGCGCCAGCGAAAAAGTACGTTTTACCGACCTGCCGCGGCAGACTCATCCCAAACCCGCCGACCGCCGTCGTCAGCCGGCCATCCTCGCGGGTCGACAACAGCAGTTGCCCGGCGCCGTTCTGCCAACCGTCGAACCGAATGCCCATCTTGCGGCGACACTGCCGGTTGACCGCAGTCCAGCCCGTATCCGCGATA